AGCCAAGAAATTGGTATTTGCCCGCCGCCGACGAAGTGCGCCCGGCATTCGGCCCGGTTTGGATGCGCACCGCCTGATTGGGATGGCGGGAGAAATCATCGAACTTCCCGCCTCCATAGATGACGTCATACCGGCCCCCGCTTTCGGGTCCGGAAATCGTGTTGAGCAATGCCTTCTGATAGGGCGTCGCATCGGTCCACGCGAGCTGATCACCGCCATAGTCGGCGGCAGCGCCGGCTGAGGCTGAAGCAGCAGCATCGCTTCCGGTCGCCGAGGGTGCCGCCGGGAAGGAACCGGCATTGAGCAGATCGCCAAACGTCGATTTCGCCCCTGCCTGGCCGGCCTGCTCTGCCGTATCAGCGCGCCGGTTGAGAACGTTCATGACGATGCCGTCGCCAAGCGCGTTCAGACCCTCGCCGAGGTTGCGCGGGGTGCGCGACGAAGACATGAGCGCTTCGACAACGGCGCGCTGCTTGGCGACAGATGCCGGCGTTTCCTTGCTGGCATCGAAGATGAAGGACAAGGCCATTGATCAGGCTCCCAGCGACAATGCTTTGCCGTAATCGACCTGGCGATAGCCGTCAGGTCGGCGCGAGACGGCATCCGGGCGGACCTGTTCGACTTCGCTAGCCATGAGGCCGAGACGCATCGGCGCGTCTTTCGCCTCACCCTTGTAGTGGAATTTCCACAGGCCCATTTCCGGCGTGATGTCGGCAAGGCGTTCCTTGTCCTTTTTGGCATCGTCGTCGGACAGGCCGATCAGCTTGCTGCCGAGGCCGAACAGACCACCAATCAGGCTGTTGGACTGAGCCGCTTCCTGATTGTAGTTGTTCATTTTCTGCTGATAGTTCGTGTTGATCAGGCCGGCGACATCCGTGGTCGGAATGTTGCTCTGATTGTACCCAGCCGCCTGCGGATTGGACACCTGAGAGCCCGACAGCAGCGCCGTGATTTCGTTGATCGGCTGGTTTCGGATCGCCTGGGCTTCCGAGAATGCCTGCCCATGCCCAGTCAAGATCAGTTGGTTGAGAGCGTCGTTCGCGTTCTGGCCTTGCTGGGTCATGGCGCGATCATAGGCCGACGAGCCCTGCTTGATGCCCTGGTTGGCCAGCCTGGTCGACAGAGCGTCGGACTGCTGGGCAAGGATCGGGTCGAGGCGTTCGCGGCCGAGCTGCAGCAACCGGGATTCGGTCGCATCATTCGAGCCGTCGAAGGGCTTGGCCATATAGTCGTTGAGGAACGACGACTGTGTATTGGCCAGCGTGCCGAGGTTCAGCTGGGCGGCGTCGGTCTGGCTCTTGATGGCCTTCTGGGCGTCGGAAAGCGTCGTCGTCGCGGTGAAGCGCGGGATATCGTAGGACTGCCCCGTATAGGGGTCTTTCCACGTATAGCTGCCGGTTCGATCATAGTTGATCGTCCCGTCAGGCGTGACCTGATTTGCGTTGTTCAGATAGGAATTGGCGATGGCCGTGCCGACATTGGTGGATGTCGAGGCCGCCGAGGTTTCCTTGGGATCTGGCGGTTCAGGTGCTGAGGGTTTGCCCATAAATTTTCCTCGTGAACTTGCTGTTTCGCCAGTCGTCGTCAGTCAGGGTGAAAACGAACCCGTCTTCGTCCCGGCCGCGCATGCGTTTGATGAGGTAAGGAGTAAAGCCGAAGGCCTTCGCGATCCGCACCATGCGCTCGTTCTTGGCCGACACCTGAAGAACGACCATCTGGCAACCGATCTGGTCGAACGGATAGGAAAACATCATGTGACGGACGTTGGCCGCCAGCCATCGCGCCGTGGTTGACGCGCTCGAAATCTGGATCAGGCCCGGTCCCGGTTGCCAGTCGTGAAACACCATGCCGGCGACCAGCTTGTCATCATCATCAAGGACGCCGATCGCCTTGCACTTCCCGAATCCTGCTTCACAGCCTGGCGTAAGATCGACGACGAATTGCGCCACCGCCTCGTCATGCCCGAAAAGCAGTCTCAAACGACGACATCCCCGACTTCATAGGTCATGTCGATCGCGACCAGTTCGGCATCGGGCGTCGGCGTCACGCCGCACGTGACCTGAAGCTGCCAGGCAATGGAAAAGCCGGATTGCCCGACGGAAGTCCACTTTGTCGAAACCGTCTTGGTGGTGCCGGCATCCCATAGCGCGACATCCCAAAGACCCGTGTCCCATTCGTCGAGGGTGACATCGTCGGCGACGGATGCCGGAGGCGACGGCAACGACACCTGATAGTTCGTCGAAACGGACAGCTTGGCGAGGAATTTGCGACTGGCCAGGAAGACCGTCCGAGCCATGTGGATGATCTTGTCTCGGGCCGGCGCCTTCAGGTGATCGAACAGGCCGACGGCGGTGGCGGTGTACGGCATGCCGTCATCATTGCCGCCGACCTCGCATTGCATGATCTTGCCGTCCGACGTGCCGAAATAGGCGCGGCCGTCGTGCAGGGCCAGGCAGCGGGTATCCCATCCGGTGTAGTCGGACCAAGCGCCGGTCTGGAGGTTGACCACGAAGCATTTCTTGTCCTGACCGCTGTCAGCCGGAAGTGAGACAATCCCCATGTTGAACAATGGCCATTTCAGGAACTCCCACGGCAGTTGCGTGCGCGAAGCCGCTTCAGCCCTCCAATCCGGTTCGATGTTGCGCGATACGCTGATCAGCGCCAGCGCGGCGCGGTCCTTCTGGATCGCCTGCGATATCGGGATGATCCCGTCGTCCATGGCAATGAGCAATTCGCCACCGGCCTGCATCGTGGCGCGCGGCCCACGCGGCGGCGACATGTCATAGCGACCGACGAGCGACCAGTTATTCGGGTCGCCGGGGTCTGATCCCTCATACACCGCGACCTCGCCGCGATCCGAGAAGAAGACGCATTTGTCGTCGACGCCATCGCCGGCATCGAGCGACCAGGTGCCACCGAACAGAAGCGAGCCACCTTTCTGGAAAACACCGGCAAGGGAGAAATCAGCCGCGGTGCCAGCGATGGTGTCGACGGGAAGATACCAGGCGACCATCGTGCCCTTCTGGACGAAGAATTCGCGGTTTCGATAGGTCCAGACGAACGACAATTTATTGGTGAGGATGCCAACGCCGAGGTTGGCCACCGTCGTCCATGCAGTGCCATCGAACTGGCGCATGCTGTCGGTGCCATTGACGGCTGTCAGAAAGTCGCCGCCGGCCGTCTCGTATTGGACATAGGAAAAATATCCGCTGGTGAGGCCCGACACCACCGGAGCGGGCGGAATGGTCGGGCTTGCCGGCGCGGTGACATCGAAGATTTTCGAGCCGTCGCAGGCGAACATGAATTTCCCGGCCGACGCGTCATAGGTCAGCATGCTGACAACCGGGATTGTGCCGATCGTCGCCTGTTTCTTGCTGCCGCCACGCAACCGGATGCCGGTGCTGGTGACGAACCAGTTTTCAAGCACCTTGGCACCCTGCGGCTTGGCTGCCGCAAGGTTCTCATTCGAAATCCTGCCCCGGATCGGCGCCGGGAACGTCGTCGTGCTGTGGTGCTGCTGTGCACCAGCCGCGACGGGCACGCGCCGGAAACCGGCCCTCATGGAACGATCACCCCAGGATAGGCAATATTGGCATCGATCGACGAGCGGCGGCGACCGACAGCGAGGATATTGGAACCCTTGTCAGCGCCGGCAGACACCGCCAGCGCATCCTCATAGGTCGCCATGTCTTCGGCATAGGCGCGACCCTTGTTGGCCTTCCACTGCCAGATCATGCCGAGCTTCAGCACGCGTTCATCGAGGCGGAAAACGTCATCGTCAGCGGTGAACGCGACCTTCGCGACCCCATCCTTGTCCCTGATGATCTTGTTCGTAAGGTAGTAGAATTGCGCGGTGGCGAGGCTGGGAATCGCCGGCTTGATCAGCACTTGCTCGCCGATCATCGTCCAGGCGCCGACAAGGTTCTGGAAATTCTGCACCGTGATGCCAAGCCACTGGTCACTGTCGGGGTAATGCGTGAACGGCGCGTAAGGGCTTGCGGACGGCCATAGCGCGGCCTTTTTCAGCATACGCTTGTAGTCGCCGGGAAGATCGAAGCTTTGGGCCGTGCCGTCGCCGGTCAGGGTGCCGAGCACCTTCAACTTGGTCCAGTCCCGGCCGTCGAAAGCGATCCTCTGCGCCATCTCGTTGGCGAGCGACTTCAGTTCGACCAATTCCCGGTCGCTCTGAGAAAAGACAGATGTCGGCACGGTCAACCCAATGACCGTGCAAGCATCCTGAATGACATCGAGGATCGCCATGATGGATCAGTCCACCATCGCCAGTTCCTTGGCCGCAGCGACCAAGGTATCGCGGTTCGGATTGCCGCGCGGACGACTGCCGGTCTCCTTGGCGATGTAGACCTTCAGGGCCTCTTCATCCATCGCCTCGATCTCTTCGACCGTCGGCGGGATGCCGTGATCCTGCTCCTCCTCTTCGTCGGGGCTGGGCTGCTCGTCGTCCTGCTGTCCGGGTTCATCGGCAGGCGCGGCGGCACCCTTCACGGGCTTGCCGTTCTGCATGAACTCTTCGCGCAGCCGGCGTTCTTCGTTCAACTGCTGAGTGAGAGCCGCGACCTGGGCCGCAAGGTTCGTCACGTCGGCGCTGCCGGCCGCATTGTCGAGATAGGCCTGTGCCTGGTTCTTCAGTTCGCGGCCGCCCATGCCGAGTTGCTTCAGCGGGGTGCCATCGAGCGATGCCAGCTGCTCGACGGTGTGCACGCCAAGGGCCTTCAGTTCGCGGCGCTTGCCTTCCTTCAGGAAAGGCGCTTCGGAAAGCGGCGTGCCTGACAGCGGCTGCGCATTGCCATCTTTGAAGGCCAGATACTGCTTGTTGTAGAGCTGCGCATAGGTGACGACACTGCCGCCCGCTGCAATGCTCTCGCGGGTGGCGTTGGGCTCGGCATCGTGCGCCGGATAGGTCGCCTTCGTCTGGCGGTTCGCCGGGAACGATAGGTCACAGACTTCCATGTCGTGGAAGATCGGCCGGCCGGCTTTGCGGCTGGCATTTTCGTCGGGGATCACGTGGTTGCGGAATGTGACGTTGACGGTGTTCTGGTTCGCGCTCATCGGCGGAAACTCCTGTCTGAGAGGGTGCAAAGAAAAACGGGAGCCGAAGCCCCCGTTTCAATGTCGTCGTGTGTGGCCTGGTTACGCGGCCAGACCGTCGTCGGCGAACGGACGATCGATCTCGAACTCGGCGAGACCGGCGGCCGGCACACCGACCGCAGACGCGCCCTTGGCATTCTTGACGCGGTCGCCTGCAACAACGGCATCGTCAACGCTGCCGGGTGTGACCGTGGCGTAGACGTTGGCATTGTCGAGGAAGCCGGCCAGAGCCTTGCCGATGGCCTTGCCCTTGATCTGGTACCAGCCGAATTGCCCGTTGATATTCGCGGACATTGCGACGGCAACAGAGCCGATCATGTCGGGGCCGAGCAGCACCGTGGACCAGTCGTCGGGGTTGTAAACCACCCACGAACCGACGGCGGTGCTGGCAACACCTGCCAGATAGATGAACTCGCCGACGCCATAGACGGGATCCTGCGCCCGGATGACGTCGCCGAGCCAAGGGCCGGGAGTAGAACGCCCGGCCGCATTCGAGGCCGGAAGCGTTGCAGCGATCGGCGGGAAGCCGAGGTTCGGAGTGTGAGGAACGTAAGCCATTTTCTGTCCTCCTTACGCAGCCGGGTTGCTGTCGATGAGCTTCCACTGGAACAGCGGATTGGTCATCGTCAGTTCGCCCATGAAGCCGATGTACTGGACATTCGCGTCCTGATTGATCGGCATGAGCGTCTTGCCGATCTTGTTGAAGTTGCGTTCCGGGTGGTAACGGACCCACAGGTTGTCCGTGTCCAGGCCATACGTGGTGTTCACCGGCATGTTGGAACCGATGCCGCCCTCCTGAACGATTTCAGCCGAGCGACCGGCGCCGAAATACTTCAGCGACGTGAAGCCGAGCTTGCCCAGGCTGGAGGTATCGTTGACGCGCTGGATTGCCACGGTGGCCGCGTCATAGGCCGCGTAATGCTCCGGCGACATGAGCAGAAGGTCGGCGGCTTTGGTGCCGCGTGAACGCTGCGTCATGATCGAGTTGAGCATCGGGCGGATGGTGGTCGCGGTGACCTGCGTTCCGATGGCCGGGAAGGCAGAATTCGCATCGAACACCGAAGTGCGCCAGATCGGGTTAAGGCCGCGATCGATACCGGCATAGGTGCCGGAGTTGACCACGGTCGGAACGGCCAGCTGCATGCCACCCAGTTCCTTGCCGCCGAAGCGGGTGCCGTTGCCGTGCAGCGAAATGTCGAACTCGTCTTCAAGTTCGCCTTCCGCAGCCGCGATATGCGACTCCAGAATATCCATGAGCTGGTTTTCGCCGTCGTTGTTGAGGATGTCCTCATTGGCGAGAGTGACGGCGACTGCCACCATTTTCGGGGAGTATTCGGCGTCGTTGAACAGTTCGGCCGGAACCGGGTTCAGGAAGTCGAAGCCGTTATACCAGACCGCCGATCCGGTCTTGGCGTACAGGAGCCGTTCGCGGATTTTCGGGCCGGAATACTCCTTGAACTTGCCCTTGCGCTTGAGCACGTTGAGCAAGGCGTTGGAATTGGAGACAAGGTCCTGGTAGCCCTGAGAGCGATCCTCAAGGGCCAGGGACAGAATCTCCTGGTTCTTTTCTACGGAAGTAAGAGCCATGTGGCCCTCCTATGTTCGGATCATCCGGCCTGAGCTACAGCCCGCCGGAGCGAATCCTTGATTGAGGTTGAAGCTCGCTTCGTCGCTGGGTCTGAGCCAGCCGAGGGCGCGCCTGATACGGATTTCTGGCCCTTCAGGGTCTGAGCCTGGGGGTCGGGAGCGGTGCGCGTCTGAGGCGCTGCTGAAACTGTTGTGGTCGAGCCTGCCGGGTCCGGGTTGAGCCGTTCTGCCAGTGCATAGGCTTCGGCCAGATCGGTGGTCTTGCCCGATTTGAGGAAGAACGCGATGTCTTCCGCCAGATCGTCGAACCGAGGGTGATCGGCCTTGAATTTCTCGACTTGGGCCTCAATGCCGGCGACGTGCTGGTTCTGAATCGTCGTGGTGACGCCGCCGATGCTCTGCTGAAGCTGTGTGACCTGCTGGCGAAGCTCGCGGATCGTGGCGTCGTTCTGCCCTTGGACCTCATCGGGCCGTTGCCCGGCCACATGGGCGGCCAATTGGCGAAGCGAGATCCCCGCATAGTCGCAAACTTGCTGAATGCCTTTAATCGGATCGGAAATCAGCGTCCGCTCCAGGTTGGTGTAGCGGGTCATTGCATCGCGCAGCGAGGTATTGTTGCGCTTTGCCAGTTCGTCAAAGTCACGGACCTTTTCGAACTCCTCGGCCGACACGCGATGTTTTTCGATGCCGGCTTCCAATTCGCGGAACGACCGGTGAACCGCTGCCTTGACCGGTTCGGGTGCCTTCTCCCATTCGGCCATCGCTGCGACATCGCTCTTGAAGCGTGCCGGTGCTTCGTGGTGGCCTTGGGCAGCGGGCTTGCCCGGCTCCGCCTTTACGGTCTCTGCGGGCTTGGCGGGCTGCTGTGTCGCGTCCTTGGCCGGCTTGGGATCGGGAAGCGTTTTATCGGCCGCTGCCTTATCAGTGAGCTTCTCGCCCGGCTTGGGCTGGCTCTGGACCGGCGCGGCTTTCTTGTCGGGATCGGCCTCGCCGGCCTTCTCCTTTTCGGCCACCTTGTCGGCCGCTGCCTTCAGTGCTTCACGAGCGGTCGGCGTCTTCTTCGCCTCCGGCTCGGGCTTGGCCTCGACCGTCTTGGGATCGGTGCTGATTGGGTTTGGCGTCGTCGACACGTCATCGGCGGCAACAGCAGAGGTATCGGCGGGCGCCGAGGCGCCTCCGTTCAAGTCTTCCATGTGGATTGCTCCGTCTGAGGGATTGCTAAGGGGTGGAACGCTCGCCGCGGTTAACTCGAGCCGTGGCCTTCTCGATGGTGGTTCTGATCGCCTGGCGATCGATCTTCGGACGCTTGCGCGGGCGAAGCCTTGCCGGATCGTTCCCGACTTCCTCCAGCCCAGCGGCGCGATAGGTGGCGCGCAGAGCCGATTTCGAGGTGTAGAATTTCCCGTCGTGCATCGACCGGACTTCGGACATGGTGTCCGAATTGATCATCGGTGCCGGTAGCGCCGAACGCTTCGGCTTGGCAGTCTCGATCTTGCGGAAAACCTGCCGGCCGGGGCCGATATCGATCCATGAATAGCCCAGCATGAGGTCTCACTTTGTTCGGAGTGGAACGGGGGGGACGGTCGTTCGTTGATCCGCTGCAATTGTGGGCGGACGGGCAATGGAACCTAACAAGACGACGCTTGAGCGTGCTTTCGAACTCGCCAGATCAGGAGATTGCGCTGACTTCGCGCAGATAAAGGCGAAACTGCGCGCTGAACGCTATGATCTCGCCCAGTTGGAGGGCGGGATGCTCCGCAAGCAACTCAATGAAATTTGCCAGCAGGCGAGAGCCTCTGACGATAAGTAGGTCTTCAGGTGCATGCCCGAATTAGGAAGGCGTGTTTTGCCTCATGCCGCCAACAGCAGGATTGCCAACATCTCGTCTTCATCGTCGGCCTCGACGACCGGCCGAGGCATCGAATTCGCGACCAAAGCGGCCACGAGGGCGGCATAGTCTTTTGGTGCCAGCACCGGCTCATCAAGAGGCGCTTCCGGCTCTTGCTCCGGGGTCTCCGGCTCGACTTCGCCGTTCGCCTTCCGCCTGGCCTTCGCCAGCGTTTCGCGGAGCCGTTCCGCCTTCTGGCGGTGCTCTTCCCAAGCCTCGGAACTTGGCTTTCCGTCGTGTCCGTCGTCGATGATGACGGGAAGCGCGTTACCGCCTGGCCCGAAATAGCGATTGGCGAAATATCGGGCGCCGAAATACCGATCGCCGAACATTTTAGCTCGGGTCCAGGGTTACCGATGACCTGTTGCCGCTCGCGTCGACCGTTGCGATAATCCGATCCTTGGTGTCGTTTGTGTCGCGGAACGTCGCGATGGACGTGGTCATCCCGATCGCCTTGCCGAGCAGCGAAGCCGACCACAGCCGGAAGCCCTGCCGAACCGTCATTCCGGGTTCCACACCAGCAGCGCGGTCAAGCAGCGCGTCGGCATTTGCATTTGCGGTCGGAATGTCGCCGACGGCGGCCGGTGCAGCCGGGATGTTGTCCGTCTTGGCCTTGATGGCGTTAACCGCGCCGTTCACGGTGCCAACGTTGGCGTTGACCGTACCGAAGGCCGCCACGATGTCGGAAGCATCCGCCGGATCAGGCGGCAGATTGGCCGTCTTGGTGCTGATGCCCGCAAGCTGAGTGTCGAGATTGGCCGAGGCCATGCCAACCGCTGTTCGCACGCCTGGCCCATCTAGATCATTGAAGCCGGTGACACCGGTTCCCTTAGCCAGGACGATGTTTGTGCCGGCAGTCAGAACACGTGTCGCCGTCGACCAAACGGCATCGAGCGCGTTGGCGGCGAACTTGGCAGCGGTGAGAGCGCCGGCTGCAAAGGTGTTGGAAGTGATCGATCCCGAATTCCAGGCCGTCCCGGCCGCACTGATGACATTGACGCCGAGCTGGGCTGTTGCGGTGTTCACCGCCGCGCCGGCAATTTGAGTGGCGTTCGCGGCGACAACGCCCGCAGTAAGGCTGACCTGGCCGGTTCCAGTGCCAGACGACAGAAGCACGCTTGCGCCAATGTCCCGCGCGGTCTGCGCTGTGCCAGCGATTGCAGAAACGTCAACCCTGCCGTTCGCATCAACAATCTGGGTTCGGCCGGTCGTCGTGTCGCGGCGGAACAGCTCAATAACGCGGATCACCGGAGCCATGCCCGCGACGTTGATGTAAAGGAGTTGTTCCTCACTGTCGGACGTGGAGGCGATGGTGGTGTCTTCGTCCACCAGCAGCCTGTAACAGCCGGGCATGTTGACTGAATCCAACTCCACGATGGTCGGGGTGGTGTAAAATGTTTGCACGCCTTGACGTGAACGCGCGACGGTGAACCCCGTGAGGCCAGTCTTCTTCGTCTTCAGGTCAACGCTGTCGACGGCGACGAAGTAGATGTATTGGTCGACTTTGCCGGATGGAATTCTCATGGGCTTGGAGCCACTTCGCCGTTAAGGCCGACGCTGAAGAAATCAATCTCGACGTCAGGATTGGTCGTGACCTGAGTAAGGCCAACCCAACCGGCAGCAGCCACCGAAGCATCGACTACGGTTTCGTCGTAAGCCCCAGGTTCAGCGGCTCCGTCGTGCCACGTCTTCCGGCTCAATGAAGTGCCGTTCACTCGGAATCGTGTCCAAAGCCAGTCATTGACCACCAGATTGGGGGACGGTCCGAACGAGGCGACCCCCAGAGCGGTGAACGTGCCGCCGACATACTTGCCCATCTGGGTGACATACTGTGTGCCGCTAGTTTGACCACCGGGAGCGCTGCGGTAGCCTGCTTCCGATGCGGCAGCACCCGCGCCTCTCGCCCAAGGAGCGATGAGATTGTCGTTGATTACCCACGCCTCGATCGCGCGCATGCGCGTCAGGATCTCTACGTCGGCGGTGTTCGGCACTCGGTTCCACGAGAGCGCTTGGCGATTGGCGGCTGTCTTTGTCCAGCGCAAAGCCTTGCCGCCAAGGGAACCAGGAACGGTTTGGACAAGAGCGGCAAATCCCCCCGCGACCCATCTGCTCGTCCAATCGGACGGCTGCGCTCCCACGGTGTATTCCGAGAAGAATGTCAGGTATTGGTTCACGCCGATGATCGGGTTCAGCAGCCCCTCCATGAACTGGATAGGCTGGCCGGGATAGAACTGCCCCTGGTCGAACATTAGCTGTTGAGATCCACGGCAGCGACCGCGTCGGCCTTCGCCTTCAGCGCGTTGAATTCCGCCGTCATCTTGGTGAGCTGCGCCTTGATGGTGGCCTCATATGCGTTGCTGGTGCCGTATGCGGTCACCGTGGCGATGACATCGGCAAAGTCGTTCGGGATCGCGGCTAGAGCCACCGAAGCAGATCCGGCATTCGCTTTCGCCTTGATCATCACCTGGCGCTGATCGCTGAGACGCGCGGCGATTGCTGCCATGCCAACTTGGATTTCACTGGTGGTTGCCATTACTGAAGTCCCTGTTGCTGTTGAGGCTGCACTGTCTCGACGCCAATGGCCTTGCCGTCAGGCCCCTTCACGATGCGCTTGGGAGCGGTAAGGGCCTGGGTGACCATCGCCATGAACTGACCCATCTGCCCCATCATGGCGGCGTTCTGGCGCTGGATTTCGGCAACAACGTCGATATCGGTAGAGGGAGGCGCGGCAGGCGCTTCGATATCAGGCAGACCCACCTTGATGCGCTCCAGCGACCGTTGATCGCGGCGCGCGGCGGCCTCTGCGGCGTACTTCGCGGCTTCCGAACGCTGCTTTGCCCTTGCGTCGACCTGCTTGGCCTCGATGTCGGCGGCCTTTTCCTTCATGGTCATGTCATGCAGTTGGGTTTTCATCTGCATTTCAGCCTGACGGTCTGCCGCGTCGGCTTCCATCTTCTGTTGCTGCGCCTTGGCGTCGGCCTCGGCCTTCAACGCTGCCGGATCGGACTGTTGCGGCTTCGGCTGGGCGCCCATCTGCTTCATCTTTTCGGCAAACTCGTCGATCGCCGCGTCCATGCTGCGACCTGGCCGGAACGGGGCAACTGCGAACTTCAGCAACTCGGCGGCAAAGGGAGCCGTTTCCGGGCGTTCCTGCACCATCGGGGCAAGCTGGGCCAGCGTGCCGCCCAATGCCGTCAGGAACTCGCTGCGGCGCTGCTTCTCGGCATTCTCGTCGGGCTGGATCGTGCTGTCGGTCTCGATGTCGAGGCTGAACGGCCGGATTTTCTGATCGTGCAGGAAATCCATCACCTGTTCGATAGTGACGGTCTTTTTCAGTTCGCCGATCTGCTGGGCAATTTGCGCGATTTGTCCCTGTGCCTGCTGCATGATCTGCTGCGCAGCGTCCGGGTTCTGCTTGGCCATCTGGACGACTTCAGGGTCTTGCTGTGCCTGCGCCAGTTCCTTCTCAATCGCCTTTGCCTGGGCCTCCAGCGGCTTGACCTGCTTGGCGATATCGGCGTCGGTTGGCAACTCCATCTGGGCCATGTCGACCAGCGTTGCCTGCTGGAAATTCTCGGCCATGATTTCGGCGACGATGCGCGCCGCGTCACGGGCGATGCGCACGAGCTCGTTCTGACGGTCACGGATGCGAACCGACCCGTATTGCGTCTTGATCTGCTGCGCGCCCAGCGTCTCGTTCGGGTTGCTCTCGCCCCGCATGATGTCCGACAGGCCGCTGATCTGGTAAATGTCTTCGATCAGTTGCTTACGAAGCGCAATCAACTGAGTGATGGTCGAGGCCACCATGTCAATCGGAAGCCAGACAATCGTGTCCTTGGCCGCCCCGTTGCCGAATGCTGCCCAATTGCTGATCGGCACCATGATCTGGCGCGGATCGCGGGTCTTTACCGCGGCCTCGATCGCATCGCCGATTTCACCAGCGCCGGCCGGATAGAAGCCGCGAACCTGAAGCGCTTCGGTCAACGCCGAAATGCGGTTGGTGATGTCGTTGATTTCCTCGATCTGGTCTTTGTAGAAGACGTAGTCGGGGACCGGGATCAGGCTCTCGGGCTGCAACGTGCCATAGGCCGGCTGAGGGCACGGGAAGAAGTCTTCAAGGTTCAGGTGCGGCTTGCCTTCGTCCAGCACCACGTCGACACCGGGCGAGATCCACACGACCTTGTTTTCGGACTTCGACCACAGTTCCCAAACTCGAGCCTTCAGCTTGCCGTCGCTGTTGTTCTTGTCGTCCTTGCGCTTGGCGAAATCGGCATTCTGATACGCCTTGCCCGATGTCGCTGCGAAACGCTTGCGCATCTCTTTGCGGGTCATCCAGGCGCCGCCGGCCACCCAGTCAACTTCCTTCCAGTTCCGGGCCGGGTCGTGCGCGAAGTCGCGACGGTTCTTGAACTCGATGCAGACCGATTCCGTGTACCCGTTTTCCTTGCTCTTTGTCTCGTACCGGATCCACATGCAGCCGCGTGCCAGCGTGGCCAGGTCATCGCGGACCAGGCGCATCACGCCATCAATGTTTTCGCGGTCGAAGGTGACACATGTGGTGCGCTCCAGAAGCTCCGAGGCTGCGCGCTGGAGTGGGCGCCTGTCCTGAAAGCGTGGCGCTACAGCAGGCACCGGAGGCCGGGAATACATCGACGGCTTCAGAACCTCGATGTTCGCCCAGAAGATTTGGAACTCGCGGTCGCGGGTCGCATTGGCCAAACGCTCCAGATCGGCATACCGCTTCTGAATATTGGTGCACCGGGTCTGATAGTCGGCAAAGCCCGCCTTTTCGAAATCCGTGATGAGCTTCAGCCATCCCTTGGAGGCCTTCGGCTTAAGCGACGGGTCGATCGCGTCGTCGGCAGCGCTGTCGATATCGTCGGTGTCGTCATTCGCCATCATGCGAGTGCCTTCAATTGCCTGGACAGCCACTCGGGCATCGAGCGGCCTTCTTCCGGCTCCGGCGCACCGTTGAGCGCTCGAAACTGATCGGCCTTCATGTGCTCATGCGGAAAAACGTCTCGGGTCAGCTCGTAAGCTTGGCCGTCCGGGCCTTCGAAACGATGGCCGGCGCTTAGGTACGGGTCGCGGTCGGTCATATGGCAATCCTTCGGCCGCGACCGCTGTCAGGCGGGGGAGGCAGCTTGACGTGGCCTTGCGGCACTGTCGGATCAGGAACCTTGCTCTTGGCCGCCCATGGCCTCGACATGCACGCATATCGCGTCTCGTCGGCGGCATGGTCTTCCTGGTCGCTGTTCAGGTCTTCCGGATTCGCCTCGTCATGCTGAAGCGCCGGCAGGGTTCGAATGGTGTGGATGCAGGTTTCGAAGAAGAACAGCATCGCCCGCCCGTCTTCGTCGCCTGTCAGTCGACCGCGAAGCTGATCCCAGCCGCCCATGGCACCGCGTCCAGCAGTTCGCTTGTTGTCTGCCCGCCTGAAGGTCGCACCGTTCGTGTTCGTCCCGTTGGCCATACGCTCGGCGAGTGAGGGACCGCCGTCCTGACTGAAGGCTGCAGGGTCGAGCACGCCGTAACTGATCGTATCGTCATAGTCGCGTTGACGGACACCCGCGCCGACGGCTTCAGCATGAAGCTTAAGGCCGACATTTTGGAGATAGCGACCCGACTTGTCGATCTTGACGCCATACCATTCCCGATATTTGACCAGTGCCCCGCGCGGGATGACGATGCCGGGCGCGCCAGCCACCCCAGAAGGGACGATCGTGTCGTCGGATGCCACTGCATACCAGCCGAAAGAGAACGGCTTGGCGCTGCCCCAGTCGCCCGCCCTGAAGCGTGTCCAGTGGTCCGGAATGTGGAAGGGCTTCACCACATGCCGGCGGCGTTCGAAGTTTTCGAAATAGGCGCCCTCGACCACGTCCCAATCGCCATAGCGCATTGCGCGCACCAGGCTTTCCGAGCCCAGACCCATGAGGCGGCTTTCATAGCCTGGGTCGTTGTCGTTCATGCTCGGGTTGTCTTCGAGCTGGGCCGGGATGAACTGCCGTTGCATGCCGCCTTCGCTGACATCGGCCTTGTAGACCGCCAGCGGCAGCGCGCCATCAATGAATGTCGCCTTGACGAACTGGTGACCGATGCCGCCCGGATTGGCACCACAGAGGATACGCGGGAACCGGCCTGCATAATGTGGCGGAACCTTGATCCCGACCATGCGGACACGGTTGCGGAGGAACCGGTAAATCACTTCGGTGAAATGGGTAAGCTCGTCGATCAGCAGCACGTGGATTTCAGCGCCCTGATATTTGAACCGGTCCTTTTCGTCTTTGCAGTGACAGAGGTAGATCCTCGATCCGTTCCAGAACCGAATTTCATCCTCGACGATGGTAACGAAGCCACATTCCACCCAGCCGGCGAGCAGCGCGCGAAACCCTTGCGGGCCTTCCATGTGGTTCTTGATCAGGTCGTCCCGAATCCGTCGGAAGAGGTAGACCTGAAGTCCGGGGATTTCGGAACACCACGTGATGGCGGCCGCGCGCATGAGATGCGATTTGCCGCCTCCCGCTGCGCCACCATAAAGCGCCTCGGTCGCGTCGGTCTCAAATGCCAGCGCCTGCTTGTCGTGCAGGTCGAGATTGATTTCAGCTGCGCTTGCGGAGGCGGACATTGATCACGGGGACGAGCGGCGCGCCATCCTTGCCAGTATGCTCTATGCGTTCCTTGAACATGCCCAGATGCTTGCCCAGGTCGACCAGCGCCGATTTCTTGTCGTGCATCTTGATCTTGATGCCGGTCTGGGTAAGCGACACCTCAGACACCGCTGCGGCTGTGTCGTCGTCGATCTTCTCACTCGGGATCAGTTCAACCGGGAACATGCCGAGACTATTCGGGCTGGCGCTTTCCGATTCCGTGTCGATCGGGCTCTTCCCCCAGCGAACAGCCTTGCGGATGTCGGCAAAGGCAATCTTGGCCAGTTCGGCGACGATGCGTTCTTGGGTGACCCCGAGCTTATGAGCGATGGCCGCCTGCCTGGCTGCAATGGCAGCAGCAACACCAACATTCCCTAACAGGCGCGGACCCTGCACGTCTGCGGTCAATTCGCTGTAACCGGCCCGGATTGCCGCCTGTGTGGCGTTCAGGTCGATCATGAATTCGTCGACGAAGCGGGCTTGCTTCGGGGTCAACTCGTTGGCGGACATGAATGGTCTCCCCGGTCTGAGCGGGTGCGGGCAGTTGCGAAAAATTGCTGAGCTTTTACAAAATTGCTCAATTCGACCGAGTGCCGGATTCTTACGGTTTTGTGACTTGCTGGATTGCCGATCGCATGATTTTTTTCCCACATCGTTGTGTGGGAGTGCGGGCGTGGGCGACGATCAGAAGGACGGTGTTCGCGTTGAACACATAGACGGCAAATGGGCAGTACAGATCGTCGAGGATGGCGTGACCACCCAACAGCTTTTCGACAACGAGGAATTCGCCAGGAGTTTCGCAGCCGGTCAAAGCATCCGGCTCAACCTCAATCAGTCCGACGGTAGAGCTATCCCGCGATTTTAGGCGCCAACCGTTCACAGCGCTTTCTCCACCTCATAAGTGGAAAGGAGAATCGCTATGAGAGACGTCCTTATCGCAGTGGCTTACGCGCTGCTGCTCATTGCCCATCTGATCTAAAAGCGAAAGCGGCCCGGTTGGACCCGAGGCGGCTTTTGCAAACAAAAACCCGCCTGACTTGGGCGGGTTATTGGCGCATCTCTACACCTGACGTTCCCAATAGGGGGTTTCGCGTTGAAAGTCAACGCCGATTACCCGTCAGAAAATTGAAATGCTGTGCACAAACGCGCAGATCGTGGTGCAGCACCGGGGCCATTTCTCGCTCATTTGCCCCATGCTTCATCGCGATCTGCGCTGTGGTCAATCCGGTTACGCAGTAGTCAATCAACCGCTCAGACGGAGCGTGGCCCATGACCATGACAAAGCCCTTAAGCTTGTCGATGGCTGCGACCCTTCCATCTGATATTCCGGTGGCGTAACCGGATCCTGTCCCGCGCAAGAAATTCGCCGAACTTGCCACGGCGATCCCGGCGCGCTCCCATAAAACCGCAAGATGGCTGCCGGCGTAGAAAAGCGCGTCTTGCTTCTTCCGACCATAGCGCCATTCAAATGTGCCTGGACGACACCGAATCGCCTGTAGCTCACTACGCCTGCCTGATATGCGTATTTTAACCGCTGTGACCTTGGCACCGTCCTTTCCACCGTCTGCCCGCCTAAGCTTGGCAACAGCGGCCGGCTGCTTCGCCCTGCCCTTCTGCCACTCTTCCTGCGTCGTGCGGCGAGACTGCGGCTTTGGCCTCTTCTCGCTGAATGGGACGTCGTCGAAACGCTTTTTCTTTCGCTCCATTAAATCCTCGCCGAGTAGTCGAGCTGCTGGCGAATGAGATCGAGTGCTGTCGGCGATTGCTCGACGACCATTCCACGACCTATCAGGGAAAGCTCGTCGGCCCGCTCATTGCCGATGATGCCGACATGGCCTTTGCACCATTCCAGCGCGATGGGATGAGCAATCAATGTGCCATCCAACATCTGCCAGAGGTCGAGATTGGCGATGACACGGTTCGCCGGCTTCGCGTTCGGTCCGCCGCGGCTCCAGCCATTTCGTTTCCACCCATGGCGCCATTCGTTACAACCAGTCACGGTGTACATGCTGTCGGAGATCAGCCGGGCGCCAACGTTTGCAGCCTGGCCGTCAACGTCGTGAGACAGCCACCGCAGCGCCTCGAGTGCAGCCGTCAGTTCCATCCGCTGATTTGTGGTGTCCTGATCACCCCCGCTTGCGGAATGGATCTCCACCCCGTCGCGATAGGCGACGAAGCCCCAACCACCCGCACCAGGATTCGGTTCGCAGCAGCCGTCAGCGTAAATCACCAATCCTAGGGGGACCTTAATGTCCTTGCCGGAAAGTTTCGTAACGGCTGGTAACGTTACATCACGTGACACGTTGGCGGTCACGTGACCCTTTCGCCATTTGCGGTCGCTCATGGGCGGATATCCATCACTTCGTAGAGTATGTCGAACCGCTCGCTTTTCGGCCTCTCCTTGAACGTGGTCGGATTGGCTTCGAGGCGCCGCTCACGTTCAAGCCGGTCAAGTTTCTCGCCTTCAGTTTCGAAGCGCCGGACAGGCACGCCCTTCGCGCGGATCGCCGATAGGACAATCCTTAGCTGCCCATCATTCAGCTCAGCCTTGAAGGTCTGGCGCCGCCCGTTCTCCAGTAGATCGACCTGCCACCCCCAGCCGGACAGGTAGTATTCGATGATATGGACCGGTCGGCGATATCGGAACCGCTCAGTTCGGCCAGTGGTTGCCAGCCGTTCGCTGTTCGATCGGCCGAGCAGCCTTTGCGCCATCCGCAATTCTTGAGCGTCCAGGCCGGTGAGCGCCGACACCGGCTTCCAGCCCGCCAGCAGCTTTTCGGCCACGCGCTCCAACTGTTCGTCGGTCAGTTCTTCGCCATCATCGATCATGCGACGTTGTCTCCGGGGCGGTTGTTTCGGTAGGTGAGCCTGATGGTTTCGGCCTGCACGGCCGACCAGAACGCCCCCAACTGTTCGTCCTGTGTGCTGTCGGGGATGCCGGCCTTTGCCATTTGCCGCAGCAGGCCGTCTGTCACCTGGTCCCGGTAGGATTCGGCCGCCCGGTCTGTCGGCTTGGCCAGCATCTTCTCAGCAGTCGAGCGAATGCGCCCGACCCGCCTATGCATGGGGAACAGGATCACTCGGCAGGGCGGCGACCAGTCAAACAGCGTCGGCTGCATGCCCGCCTCCCGCCGTACCGGTCTGGTAGGATAAGGATGTCACAGAAACCATGACGGTTTGCTCTGGAGAAAACCAGTTTTCGTCATGCTTCTTATGACAGCGCGTCCTAGAAATCATGACGCCCTCCTACGGTTCGTCATGGAAGTTAGGACGGGGTCGTCATTGTTTTCATGACGGGATTTTGTTTTCCGTCGCTGGCCGTTGGCCCCAGTCGGATTGTTGGCACTCGGGCCTTTCACGGGGAACTCTTGGTCTTGACGCCAGTCGCGGTACAGCTTCCTGCCGTCCTGCTGCTTGTCGGTCCCAGGCATCTTGATTTCGGTGATTTCGTAGGACGGGCACTTTGCCGCGCCCTCCACACCTAAGCAGGCCGCTTCCGTTTGAAACAGAAAGCCCTTCCGTTGGAGATCCCGGAAGCCTTCGGCGGCCGTGTCGGGTGCACACCCCATACAGGCCGCCGCCTGCCGCACGCTCAACCTTATCTTGCCATTGTTGTTGGCATCAGGGCCGCGCCATTCGAGCTTGACCCAAGAGTAAAGCGCCTGGGCTGTAGAAGAGAGCGCGCGCCATGCGGGCTCTTCCATAGTGTGGCGGATAATCTTCGTGAAGTGCTCGCCCGGTGGGTTTCTTACTTTGCCCTTCCCCATCAGTGCGCCCTCGCCAGGATCAGCCGGCTTTCCCTGATCGCTTGAACGGCTTGAAGGGCGGTGAGATGAAATTCAGATTGAAGCTGGGGCACGACCGCGTGTCGCCGATCGGCCGAGCCCAGCGCAAGCCACTTGGCGGCGCGTTGGATATTGGTGTCCCCTACCTGTTGAGCAGTATCGACGGTGGCGCTCAAGCGGCATCATCCATGAAGAACTTGATCAACTTCGATTTCTCAATGACCCAGCGGTTGCCGACCTGCTTGGCCGGTAGAGCGCCCGTGGTGAGCATGTGGTAAGCTTGCCGCTCCGTCCGTCCAATCAGTTTTGCGATGCCCTCGATCCCCCATACGAGGTCGAGGGGGGCCACCTCACGGTCAGACATTTGATCTCCATTCGTTCATGGGTGCGAGTTGCAATCAGAGCTATCAGTTAACACCAAATTACGATAGGTGCAAGTTGCACCCTTGCCTTTTCTGGGTGCAAGTTGCATCCATACAGAATGGATGACGATGAACAGAAATACCCGAGCCAATTGGCCGAACGTTTTCAGATCCGGCTGCCACCAGGCATGCGCGATCAGATAAAGCGGGCCGCTGAAGATAGCGGCAGGTCGATGAACTCCGAGATTTTGGATGCCCTTAGAGATGCATTCCCCGAGGAGCCAAGTTTGGAGGACCTGGTGGACGCACTAGATTACTCAATCGCGATGCTCCGAGACATTAAGGCACGGTCGCCATCGGGGGACGTTTCGCGCAGCAATAAATTCATGACGGTTCTCGGGCGTATTGAAGCAACCAACGAAGACCTTTGGAAAACCGTCCGTGAAGATCGGCAGTCACCTGTGGTGGTACTGCGCCGGGACGTTCTGGAGGGCATGGTCGCGCTGCAGGCGGACTTGGACCTGCCAAATATATTGATCGACAGTGTAGCAAGCGATCTGATCCAAATGAGTCTCAACCGCATTGCGAGCGGTGAAGAGAGACTGAAAGTTTGGATCGGTGAGGGGGACGCGCGGAGGATGATTGAGATCGAGAAACCATTGGGCGCTAAAACCTCCGGAGAGGAATAGTGTCCATCCGCAAACGCACATGGACCACCGCGAAGGGAGAGGAAAAAGGCGCCTGGGTGGTCGACTACGCCGATGGGAAGGGCACCCGCCGGCTGAAGACGTTCGCCAAAAAGAAGGACGCCGACCAGTTCGCCGCCACGGCCAAGGTTGAAGTTCGGGAAGGATCGCACGTCGCTGACAGCGCAAGTGTCACCGTAAAGGCGGCCGGAACGTTCTGGATTGCCACGGGCGAGCAGGACGGGCTGGAACGGTCCTCGATTGACCAGCGCAAGCGCCACCTACAACTGCATATCGAGCCGTTCGTCGGGCAAACGCTTCTGTCGCACTTCACCGTGCCTGGCGCTCGCGAGCTCGCCGACAAACTGCGAGAGAACGGTCGCTCGCCGGCCATGGTTCGAAAGGTCATGGGTTCATTGGCCTCCATCTTCTCAGACGCCCAGGAACGGGGCCTTGCTACCCGGAATCCGGTTAAGGATCTCCGGGGCGCCAGACGGAGGGGCAAGGAACGCCAAGCCGACAAGCGTCAGAAAAGCAAGCTGAAGATCGGCATCGACATCCCGACGCGTGAGGAGATCAAGGCTATCGTCGGCGCGGCGACGGGCCGCTGGCGCCCTCTTCTAATCACCGCGATTTTCACGGGCATGCGATCGTCGGAGTTGCGCGGCCTTCGTTGGATGGATGTCGATTTCGAACGTGCGCAGATCAGCGTGCACCAGCGCGCCGATGACTATGGCGAGATCGGCCGGCCGAAGTCTGAGGCGGGAGAAAGAACGATTCCTGTTCCGCCGATGGTCGTCAATGCTTTGCGGGAATGGAAGCTCGCCTGCCCTCATCGACCGACTGGCGACGTCGATGCCGCTGGCAATCCAGTGAAGGAACTTCACTACGTTTTCCCGACGGGAAGCGGCAACATCGAAAGCCGCTCGAACATGACCAAGCGCGGTTTCCTGCCGACCCAGGTCACGGCTGGCGTGACCGTGCCGAGCGATGAGCGAGACGCCGCTGGCGAGGTCATCATGGTGGGCAAGTATGGCGGCATGCACGCCCTTCGCCATTTCTATGCATCGTGGTCGATCAATCGGCCGCAGGACGGCGGACTTGGCCTTCCTCCAAAGGTCATTCAGGAACGGCTCGGACATAGCTCGATCATGATGACGATGGACGTCTACGGGCACCTGTTCCCGCGTGGTGACGATGCCGATGAAATGGCAGCGGCCGAACGCTCGCTTTTGGGATAGATGCGACATAGACGCGACAAAGAGCCAAATTCGTCCACGAAATCAGCGGCCGCACCAAGCATCATAATCCTGGGGTCGGGGGTTCAAGTCCCTCTCCCGCTACCAGCCCTCTTAAAGACGGCAAAAAGATCAATAAAATCGATGGGGCCTATGCCGGTGCGTCCCAATGCATCCCTTGATGTGGAGTCATTTGCGATGGTGAAGGATGGCGCCGGCACGCTGACCTTGCAGGCACGTCGCTGCTGGACTGGACCGTCGACCAAGGCGGCGTCATCTCGGCGGCCGAGCGCTAGGCGGCGATGTCTCGATCGGTGCGGGCGCCTCGTTCACCTTCGACCTGACAGCTAAT